CAGCGGCGAGGCCATCACTCACGGTGCGCTGCGCGGCGCACCGATCACCCTGCAACGTAATGCCGAGCACGAGCCTATCCGCCAAGGGGACGACATTTACAAGCGCGCCTACGCTCATTCGTTCGGGATAGCGCCCCAGGCCGTGACCAAGGAGCAACGCCAGATTGGCAAAGTGCAGGAATTGGCCTTGGGGTATGGCGGCGGTGTCGGGGCCTTTGCCGCCTTTGCGGCGATGTATCACATTGATTTGGAGGCGATGGCCGAGCAGGCCGCCTTACCACCCCTGCTGCTTCAGGAGGCCGTGGAAGCGCTCCAGTGGACTAAGGCGAACCAACGTCCCACCTTCGGCCTCTCAGATCGCGCATGGTTGGCCTGCGATGTGTTTAAGCGCGCATGGCGCAACGCGCATCCGGCCATTGCGGCGTTTTGGCAGGCGTTGCAGTTCGCGGCCACAGACGCCATCGGCCACCCCGAAACGGCGCACACCTGCTGCGGTATCACAGTGCAGTACAGCCGTGCATGGCTGCGTCTGCGTCTGCCGTCGGGGCGGGTGCTTTACTACGCCGCTCCCAGAGTCGATGAGCACGGCGCGCTGTCCTACATGGGCACGCATCCGATCACGCGCAAATGGACGCGCATCACCACCTACGGCGGCAAGCTGGTCGAGAACATCACCCAAGCTGTCAGCCGCGACGTGTTGGCCGCCTGCATGCCTGCGATTGAAGCCGCCGGTTACGCGATCGTTTTAACCGTGCACGACGAAATGATTACCGAAGCCGATGACAACGCCGCTTTCAATGCCGCGCACTTGGCCGCACTCATGGCAACACCGCCGCCCTGGGCGCAGGGGTTGCCCTTAGCGGCGGAAGGCTTCCAAACCCACCGGTATAGGAAGCAATGATGAACATTCCCCGTGAGCGGACAATCGAACGTTATTTAGTGGCCCAGGTCAGGGCCAAGGGCGGTGAAATCCGCAAGGTGAAATGGGGTGGCCGCCACGGTGCGCCGGACCGTATCGCCATGCTGCCCGAGGGGCGCACCCTGTGGGTGGAACTCAAAGCCCCAGGCCAGCAGTGCACACTGCATCAAGTCCGTGAGCATGAGCGCATGCGCCGCATGGGCCAGCGCGTGGTCGTGGTCGATTCCTTAAAAGGCGTGGATGAGGTGCTGGCGTGACTCAGAAAAACGCTTTGATGATCAGTGCCACCAGGCTAGTGACGATCACACCGAACATCCATTTTAGTAGCAGCATTTCGCCTTTTATTTCAACGAAGCGTTGGTCTACTTGGGCGAAGCGCTGGTCCATGTTTTTATCCAGCTGTGCAAAGTCTTTAGCAATTTGTTCAAAGCGCTGGTCAACCTGCGCAAAGCGCTGGTCTATTTTCTCAAAGCGCTGGTCAACTTGCGCAAAGCGCGTATTCACCTGCGCAAAGCCTTCCTTCATATCGGCTTCAAGACGCGCTAATGCCTTGCCGTTTTTAGATTCAGACTCAGCAAGGCCTTGTAAATTTATTTCTAGCACTTCGGCCAAGGCTTCGGCTTCGGCCTCTGCGTGCGCCGCAGGAACCCCTGCCGTTTTCAGCCGGTTCGCAAATTTAAGCGTATCGAACGCTACGGATGTCACACATAACCCCGCTTTAGCTCCATGTGATGGCGAGTATAGCAGCGCGCCTCCCGCCCATCCTGAAGTGCTGCACGGAGCGTTGGCATGAACCTGCGCCCCTACCAACACACCATCGTTGATTTCATCCTGACGCACCCACGCTGCAATCTATTCGTGCCAATGGGTTTAGGAAAGACGGTGGCAACGCTGACGGCGTTAGATGTGCTCCTGGTGGTCGAAGACATTGCGCCTATTTTGGTGATTGCTCCGCTGCGCGTTGCTGCCACGACATGGCCGGATGAGGTGGCCAAGTTCCCCCATTTGCGCCATCTGCGGGTGTCCGTGGTCGTGGGTAGTGCGGCGGCACGTCGCCACGCCTTGGAGCAGGACGCGGATATCTACTGCATTAATTACGACAATCTGAAATGGTTAGTGGAGTTTTATCAGGACCGTTGGCCGTTCCGTATGGTGGTCGCCGATGAGTGCTCCAAGCTGAAAGGGTTCCGGCTGCGGCAAGGAACACGGCGGGCCCGCGCACTGGCCAAGCATGTGCACACCAAGGTGGAGCGTTACATTGGGTTGACCGGAACGCCCGCGCCGAATGGGCTACAGGACCTGTGGGCGCTGATGTGGATGGTGGATCGTGGGGCACGGCTTGGGACTCATTTTAAAGCGTTTATCGATCGCTGGTTCCGTGCGGTGCAGATCGGCAGTGATCCGCATGCGGTGCGCCTTGTGCCCGCGCCAAATGCATCTCAAGAGATTCAAGACAAGATACGCGACCTCTGTTTATCACTTGATCCACATGCGTATTTCGATTTACGCCAGCCGATTGTCAATACGATTCGCGTTGCGTTGCCAGAACATGCGCAACGTCTGTACAAGGCCATGGAACAAGACATGTTCATCGCCTTGGAATGCGGTACCGAAGTAGAAGCCTTTAACGCCACCAGTAAAACCATAAAATGCCTGCAACTGGCCAATGGTGCGCTGTATACCGATGACACACGCCAGGCTTGGGAAGTCGTCCACGACGCAAAACTAGAGGCGCTGCACGACATTATCGAAGAAGCCGCCGGTATGCCGGTGTTGGTGGCGTATCACTTTAAAAGTGATGTAGCACGGTTGCAGCGTGCCTTCCCCAAGGGACGTGCTTTGGACAAAAACCCCGACACGATCCGCGATTGGAATGCGGGGAACATTCCCGTGCTATTTGCCCATCCGGCCAGTGCCGGTCATGGCTTAAATCTGCAAGACGGCGGAAATATTTTGGCCTTCTTCGGCCACTGGTGGGCGCAGGTACGTAACGGCGTGTTGATGCGCACCTGCACCGTGTGCGGCGGCAGTGGCACGGTTCCGATTAGTGATCGTAAGCGCGCGGCGGCGCTTGGCCGTGATGTATCTACGTACTGCATGCGGTGGCGCGGCCTGTACGAATGGCTATTAGAAAAGCTGCGCGCGGCGGAACAGCACGCGGCGGCGGAGCTGAAAGCGGCGTTACTGGAAGACGCTGCATAGTGTTGGCTTGATTGTCCAATACTTTTTCGCTACCTTCTTCCAAGAGTGGCGCTATGTCTGTTTCTCTAACGCTTCTTGAGTGCCGCCCTTGCCCACTTCTGCCCCTTAACGCAGCGTGGGGCTTTTTAACTCAGATAAAGCCATGAAAACCGCCTAAAGGCGGTTTTTTATGTCCGTTTTCGCCAGTGCGGAAACTATTTAGTAAAATTACTAAATAAGTTGCGGAAATGATTGCGGAAATGATCGTAGTTTTCTTATAATGATTCCATTATAAAACAATAAGTTATAATGGTCACATACTGCTAGGTGTATTGATAAGCTTCAATCACCTATTTTAGGCACTAAAGCCCTATGATTGTTGCGTCATCTGCTGCGTATGCCATGCACGAAGGCGACGCACTGCGGCTGCTTTGCGACATAGACAGCGCAAACGTGGACGCGGTGATTACCGATCCGCCGTACTGTTCCGGTGCGATGCGGATGTCGGATCGCTTCAAGCCCACGAAAAGAAAATATATCAACAGCACCACTAAACATATTGCCCCTGATTTTGATTGCGACTTCCGCGACCATCGAGGTTTTTTGGCGTGGTCCAGCCAATGGCTTTCAGAGTGTCGCCGCGTCACGCGCCCTGGTGGTGTGCTTTTAGTGTTTACTGATTGGCGGATGCTGCCAACGCTCACCGATGCCGTACAGAGTGCAGGCTGGGCGTGGCAGGGCATTGTGGTATGGGACAAAACGCCTGCATGTCGTCCCCAGCTAGTCCGGTTCCGCAGCCAAGCTGAATTTATCGTCTGGGCGTCCTGCGGCCTGATGAATCCCAAAGCGCATACGGTCACGCCGGTAGGCGTTTTTACTACCGGCACAGCGCCCCGCGAAAAGCGGCACCAAGTGGGAAAGCCGTTAGCGCTGATGGAGCATCTCATAAAGATCGTCCCCCCTACCTCTACGATCCTTGATCCATTTGCAGGCAGCGGCACAACCGGCGTTGCCGCCTTGCGTGCTGGACATCGGTTTATTGGGATGGAGCTATCACCGTGGTACTGCGATGTAACGAAGCAGCGTTTAGCAGATAGCACGTAACACGCCACTGAGTGAAACGCGTTCCAATCCCCGCTGTTTAGCGGGATTTTTTTGGCTCATACCGCCTTCGGGCGGTTTTTTGCGTACTGGAGTCCCCCCATGCAGACCATTGGTGAAGAAGGCATTGCACTCATCAAGTTTTTTGAGGGTTTGCGGTTGCAGGCGTACATATGCGAAGGCAGTGCGCTGACGATTGGTTACGGCGAGACGGGCAAGCATGTGACGCCTGATATGTGTCTTGCCAATGAGCAGGAAGCCGATGCGATGTTACGTGCTCGATTAGCCAAAGAGTTTGAACCGGCTGTACGGCGTTATGTGCGTGTGCCACTCAAGCAACAGCAGTTCGATGCGTTGGTATCGCTGAGCTTCAATATTGGTGTGGGCGCGTTTCACCGCTCGACCTTGCTAAAGCGGCTCAATGCCGGTGATGTTGCTGGCGCGGCGGAGCAGTTTCATGTGTGGAAATGGGCGGGCGGTCGTGTGCAGTCTGGTTTAATCATCAGGCGTGCCGCCGAACGTGTGTTATTTGAATATGGTGACTGGCGTGCCGAAGCGGAGAAACAGCGTGCCGCTTTGAAGAGCAAGGGCCGCCGTGGTTGATCCCTCGCTGCTGCCTGCCTGGTGGAAAGAGGCGTTTTATGTGTGCCTGGCGATGGCCACGGGGACGCTGAGTTATTTAATGCGTGCACTGGACGCTAAGGAGAGGCTGGCTGTCTCCCGCGTGTTGATTGAGGCGGGTGGCTTACACATTGTTAGAAAACCAGCAGTACAACGGTACGACGCAGTACGGCTATTTTTATCTTGTCCTGGATGATGGGAGCGACGCACCGCCTTCCAATTTGCTGTCGACAATCTATTACGCCATCGAAGCAGTGCGTCCGCTGACCAGCACCTTCGGCGTGTTCCCTCCATCCGTGGTGCTAGCAGAAGTCAGCATGACGATCACCACAGACGCAGGCTACGACCACGCGGCGACAGTCTCGTTAGTGGGAACGGCCTTGCAAAACTATATTAATTCGTTGCCACTGGGCACGCCGCTGGCGTGGTCGCGGCTAACACAGGTCGCTTACGATGCCTCCCTAAGCGTCACAAACGTTTCGGCAGTACGCCTCAACGGTGACACGGCAGATATTGCGACCACTCACCAGCAGGTCGTGAAGGCCGGAACAGTCTCGGTGGCTTGATATGGCAACAGGTGACCAAACCGACATCTTTAGGCGCATCAAGGCGCTGCTCCCGCAATAGTTCAGCGACAACACGCCGGTGCTTGATGCGCTGTTGCGCGGCTTCGCCTACGCCACGGCGTTCGTGTATGTCCTGATCGCCTATGCGGCACGTCAAACCCGTATCAAGACGGCAACCGACGGTTGGTTAGACATGATTGCGGCTGACTTTTTCGGCGCGTCGCTGCTGCGCAAGCCTGGGCAGTCCGATGCATCGTTTAGGGCGCGCATCCTTGCCGACCTGTTCCGCGAACAAGCCACACGAAACGGCCTTGTGAAGGTGTTACCCCCCCCTGACAGGCCGCGCTCCGCGCATCCTTGAGCCGCAGCGACCTCTGGACACCGGAAGCTATGGCGGGCCGCTCCTCGGGTACAGTCTGGCGGGCGGCTATGGGTCAATGCTGCTGCCGTATCAGGCGTTTGTGACCGCATTCCTACCAGCAGGCACGGGCATCCCCTACGTAGCAGGCTACGGCACCCCAAACGGCGGCTATGGGCAAGCTTCGCAAGCAGAACTAGCCTCAATACGCATGATTCAGGACGCTGTGACCGATGCGGAAATTTACGCGGCCATCGACAGCGTCAAACCCGCCAGAACGATTGTCTGGACGCACATCAGTAATTAGCAAAGTAACCGTCCATCCCCATTCACTCAATCTGGCTGCCTTCGTGCAGCTTTTTTCTTTACTGGAGACTTCATCTTGTAATCGTCAAACCGTCTACGCCGGTGCTATCCCACTGGAAACGGATTTACTGAACACCAACCGTAACGCACTCGTTGGCCTTGGAAAGCTCGCCGCCGCCATGCTCGGTACGAGCACGCTGGTCAATGGCCTGGCGTGCGTTCCGACGGCACCAGCAACGTTACATGTGCAGGTCCTTGCTGGCGAGATTTACAGTCTGCAAAACCTCGATGGCACCGCCTTCGGCTTTTTACCGTGGCGCATTGCAGCCGTGCTAATTGGCATTGCAGCCATGATCGGCATCGGTGCGGCGTGCAGCTACAAGGCAGAACATGCGCACTACGCGCCGCAGCAAATGAGAAGATACAGGCGCTCACCATGACCAATAACACATTAACTGCCTCGCTCAAGAAGCAGAACCAGGCCATCAACGATCTGCAAACGGAAGCCAAACGACGCGAGCAAGCGGCCACGGCAACCATGCAGCAAGCGCGACAAATCACCATGCAAAGCTAGAACCGCGCCGTTAGAGTGCTGCTGGGTAAACCGCCTGCGGGTGTGAATCAGTGCATTGCAACGCAAACCGCATTTGATGAGGAGTGACGCAATGAGCGAGGCGCACAATGAACAGCACACGGCTTAGCGTTCTGTCCGGATTGCTGCTCCTTCTCGCCGCTTGTGCGACCACGACGCCCGTATCCGCAACTCCGATAGAAGCCAGTACGCTGGTGATGGTGCCGTGCAAGATACCAATACCGCAACGCACGCCCTTTGCCGTGGATACGCTCCCCATCGGTGCCAGCATTTGGGATCAGATGGCCGCATTGCGCGCCGAGCGATTGCAGCGGATAGACTACATTGAAGAGTTAGAAGCGGCTGTTAAAGGCTGCCAGCAATATCATCACCAGCACTTTAATACATGCTTATTACATTCATTGCGGAGTATTTCGATAAATTAATTCATTATTTTATATATAATAATAAATGGATTTAAATTCTCCAAGATGGGCATCTGCTCAGATGATTAGAAGCCAACGACCTTACTTAGAGTCATCCTTCTTTTCCTTTAAACTCCCATCAGGATTGAGATGAGTATCTATATAACGATACGTTAATAATAAGCATGTGGAGAGCATAATCGCAATTATCGCTGCACTACCAAGATCCAATGAAGAAATATCCAAATCCGAGATCGAAGTCATTGAACCTAAAGACACGAAAAGAAAAGTAATAGTTGCAGAAATCTTCGCTACAAGTCGTCCACTAGGCCTAGGAAGGTGCGATGCAACAAGACTATAAAATGCAATTATCATCGTCTGAAATTTATTCATTGTTATCACCGTTAAAAGTGGGCACCCAAAAGCATGGTGCCCACAAAGCATCATGAGTTCACAGAAGAAATTAACTTAGAATCTAGAAACATAAGCTATTGGATGGTTGGAGAATCCATCAATCTCTGACTAATGTATCTCCCAATCCCCCAACCTAATCCAGCAGAAAAACCTATAGCACCTCCAGCAAGACCGCCTCGGGATGCACCCGCCACGGTACCGGTGACGGCATAGCCTATAACTGTCCCAATAACAGAACCTGTTTCGAAACCATTAATCGGGCCGAAGGCAGCTCCATCGACTTGCATTATTTCAGAAGTTGATAATTCACGTATATTCATCATTATGACTCATTTGATTAACGCATCCCCTGCGCCTTGGGACCGGGAACATCCCGGCAATCTTCTACCCATATCCATAAAATACATTGCCGTAGTATTTATATCCTCCCTAAATAAACACAGCGATCTAATCTATATCATATGTTCATGCATTCACACAATTAATGAGACTAATTTAAATAACGAATAGGTTTTATCCCCTTCTTAATTTCTTAATTAAAGAAAAATAAAATAAATAATCTGCACTATTTTGCTCATTTGGCGAGCATATGGATTCAGCCATGCAAAAGGTGATGAGTGCGCAGGAGTCATAGCGGCGCTCAAAATGCTCCGCTTTCTGATCAAAGCACACCTCAGGAAGAAAACCGGAAATGGTAGATGAGTAGTTGGACAGCGCATTCTCCGATACCGCCATCCTCACCTCGTCCAGCAGATTAACCCTGCCGGACACGGGGCCATGATGGCCGCCCAACCCCGTAACCCTGGGACAGCGCCTCTACCTGCAGCTTAATTTGACCGCTAAAAATCATTTCCGCATACGGTTTCAAACGATCCATAAAATCAATAAGTTATATTCGAGCTGATAGCAGTTGTTGCAGAAAAGAATTGCAATTAATTATTTGATATTTAGATCTTTTCGCTGATCTGACAGCATCGCTTAGTCACTCGCTAACCATGACGTTGCTCACTGCTTGTTTTCGCATTTTCACGCATTGCAAAAACACCCAGACCAAGTGAAACAAACACGAGAGAACTGCTGGCCTTCTTTAAAGTGAGAACAGCCATCGCATGGCTTACAGAGCAGTACAGATATTGATCGCGTTCATTCATGCTGGATCGCAGTACACCTCAAGACCGAAACCAGCGCTGCGCGCTAACGTCTCATAGTCTGGAAAAGAAGTCGCAACATTGGCGACATCTTCAATACGTACTGTACTGACGGAAAGCTGCCCTGCAATTGAAAACGCCATGGCGATGCGATGATCGCCATGGCTGTTGATGGTGCCATGACCGATGGGCCCTCCATGAATCGTTGCCCCGTCGGCGATCTCATCCACCTGAACGCCAAGCACGCGCAAGCCTGTCACCATCGCAGCCAACCGGTCCGATTCTTTAACGCGTAGTTCAGCCGCACCACTCACTACCGTTTGACCTTCGGCTGCCGCTGCAGCGACAAACAAGGCAGGGAATTCGTCAATCATATCCGGCACCAAATCTTCAGGAACACGCGTGCCCTGGAGTGGCGCATAACGCACACGTAGGTCAGCAACCGGCTCACCACCCTGTTCATGGCGATTGGATTCAACAATATCTGCCCCCATCAGCCGCAACACGGTTAACAAACCAATACGACGCGGATTGAGTCCAACAGCACGCAGGGTGATATCAGAGCCAGGAATCACGCTGGCTGCAACCAGATAAAACGCAGCTGAGGAAAAATCAGCCGGGATTGTAATATTGGTAGCACATAACCGTTGCCCACCACGCAAGCGCGCACACCCTGTGGAAACATCAATGTCCACACCAAACGCAGTGAGCATACGCTCGGTGTAATCACGCGTCGGGTGCGGTTCACGCACTACCGTTTCGTTACGTGCATACAATCCAGCCAGCAACACCGCTGACTTGATCTGAGCACTGGCCAGCGGGGAGATAAAATCGATACCGCGGAGTAATTGACCACCGTAAATACGCAGCGGTGGAGTACCATCGTCGCTGGTATCGATACGTGCGCCCATCTGTGACAGCGGATCCGTCACACGTCGCATCGGTCGCTTGGACAGTGATGCATCTCCGACTAAAACGCTGTCAAAAGGCTGCGCTACCAGCAAACCAGCGAGCAGGCGCATGCCAGTGCCTGCATTGCCACAATCCAGGGCAATATCCGATGCCTGGAGTCCATCCACACCAACACCATGGACGATGCGCTGCGTGAATGAGGGAGTTTCGATACGCACACCCAATCGGGCCAAGATCGCTGCTGTAGAGCGCGTATCCTCCGCCTCAAGAAAGCCATCAATACGTGACGTGCCATCCGCAAGGGCAGCAAACATGACTGCACGATGGGAGATTGATTTATCGCCGGGAATACTCAGGACCCCATGCAGTGGGGTGCCCTGGTGTGCGATCCAATAGTCATGTGTGCTACG